TGGAACTATTAGAACTTATTTTCTTTTCTCAACATGAAGAGAAAGAATGGACAGACTTAAAAGAAATAGAAGGATTAGAGAAATCACAAAAAGAATTAACAGAAAAGTCCATTTCTCAATTTATTGTTCCTAATAAACCAATGTATAGGATATTTGGGATAGACGACATTAATGAATTAAAAGGCTTTAGTGGTAATTGGTATGTCCAAGAGAAATATGACGGTATGAGAATACAGTTGCATAAAATAGATGGCTCGGTTAAAATTTATTCTTACAATGAAAAAGACATTACTGCTAAGTGCAAAGAACAGGTTGAAGAACTTAAGAAAAAAGAATACGGAGATTGTATTTTAGATGGAGAGTTAATTCTTTTTGATGGTGATGATGCACTACATAGAGCAGATACTATTGCTCATGTTTTCAAAGGCAAATACAAAGACGCTAAATTAAAGTGTCATGTGTTTGATATTATTCGACATGAATCCCAAACATTAACAGATGAAGATTTAGAAGATAGAATGACTATTTTATTCAATAATTATTCAGCAAAGTCTAATCAAGCAATTGCTTATCCTTCTAAAAAAGATACAAGACAGGCTGATAGTCTAAAAGATGTTGAAAAGTATGCGAAAGAAATGATGGATATTCCCACTTCCGAAGGAGTTGTTATTAAAGATGCAACTTCAACATATTATATTGGAACTAAAAAGAACCCTAAATGGATTAAATGGAAGAAGTTTGTTGATTTAGATGTAATTGTTTTAGATAAGAAAAAGACGAAAAGCAATCTTTATTCATATACTGTGGGCGTTGGGCCAATTCCGGAAGATATGGAAGGACAAGAAATTGATGGTAAAAAGTATCTTAGTGTTGGTAAAGCATTGAATACTAAAGTAGCCGTTAATGTTGGGGATATTGTTAGAGTCAAAGTTGATGAAGTTAAGAAAAAAGGAGATGGGTTTAGTTTATTTTCAGCAAAGGTAATTGAAATACCGGAAGTCGAACACCCCGATAAATTAGTCACTCTTGAACTTCTATCACAAGATACCAAAAAATCACTTAACTATAATGTAGAAGCATTAACAAAGGGAATCAAAATAACTGATTATATACATGGTGAAACAAATGTAATCATGAAATCGGATATGAATGGCTTTGTAATCTATGGTTTTGAAGAAGATAATCTAATGTCTAAGAATGCTTTGGCAGATTTGGATATGTGGAAAGCCCAAGCAGAAGAAATAATGAAAACTAAAGCAAGTCAATTAACGGTTGCTATTTTTCAGTATCTAAAAACAATGGGAGACAAGACAGTAAATGATGTTCATGACTTTTTGAAGGACAAACACAAAGATATTTATGAAGATGTATTAGAATCTAAAAAGACTAAATTGAAAGATTGGTCGGATAATAGAGACGGTATTTCATTCAAAGATAAGAAACTTCATGCTGATGATGATAAAATTATGCAAGAAGAAGAAATTATGAAATCACTTTTAATTAAAAATCAAAGACAAGAATTAATCCAAAGAATAAAACAGGAACAGGAACAGGAACAAGGACAAGGACAAATCGCTATTGAAGCAGATATGTCGGGTGATTGTTGCACTCAATTAAAACATAAAATTATTGAAAATAGAAAACGCCAACTTGAATATTTAATGGGAAATAAATCTTGGGAAGAACTGAAAAATAACCCCCAATACAATTTATCATCTTTTGATAATTATAATTCTTTAGAAGAAACGATGGATTGGTATTCTAATTTTATAATGAATCGGGATTGTGAATGGTTAGCGACGGAATTTATTAGTGAAAAGAATAAAGAAGAGTGGAAGAGTGTAGAAGAATATAATGAATGTTTATATGGTGAAGGATTTTCCGATAAATACGCTATGTTAAAAGAATACAAAACCCCAAAAGAAAATAGAAAGGGTTTGTTTAAAATATATTCAAGAGAAGATGATAATATAACATTAGGTATTAAACTTGAAGATGAAAGTTTATTTTGGACTATTGACTTAGATAACCAAGAAGAAATGTTTGATTTGTTTGGTGCGGCAGGAAAATATCCGGCAGAAGTGGCTAAAAATGTCGAAAGAGGAAAGGTAGTTGATGCAGGAGATATTGAGTTAGGTGTCCAAAAAGAAGGTTATCATGAATACTTCTTGAAAGGTAATAAATTTGAAACTAAGATGCATTTTAGAGTAATCAAGGTTGAAGGAAAAGAAATGTGGCTTGCATGGACAGGATATAAACAAGAACCTGCTGATACAGAAGGCGATAAAGGTTTATGGAATATATATGAAGATAAATACAGTAAATTGTCAATTCCGGCTAAAAATTAGTTGTTCTTTATATAGTGGATAGTATAAGAAAGGGTTGAGAGGAATGGTATCATCTGTAATGAATAGAAGCAGACACGATTTCAGGATTCTTAAAGCACAAGACGATTTAATGATTGGAGGATATGCAAGCATCGAAATCGTTGATAAACAAAATGACTTAATCACACTCAAAGCACTTAACGAAGCAGTTAAAAAATATATGGAGAACCCAAAGTTTAGAAATGTAATGACAAATCATTCTAATGTTCAAGTTGGAGAAGTAGTAAAATCATATAGAGACAAAGCAGGGAAGTTATGGAAAACCGAAGTTGATGATGTAGGATTCTTTGTAGTAATTAAGTTAAGAGACGATATAGAAAAAGCCAAAGAAATTAATAGAGGCATAAGAAAAGGTTCATTGAGGTCATTTAGTATTGGAGGACAGGCTTTAGAAAAAGTAAAGAAAAACCACCAAGAATTAGGAGATTACAATGAAATTAGCAAACTTGAATTACATGAAGTAACAATATGTGAAAAAGGAATTAACCCCGAAGCAAGATTTGATATTTTAAAGCAAGAAAAAAACACAAAAAAGGAAGTGAAAAATATGAGCAAAATAGAAAAAGCACTTGAAGAGTTAGATGCGCTAATGGCAGAAGTCAATACTCTACGCAAGGAAGAAGAAGAAGAAAAAACAGAACCTTTGACCGAAGAAATGGATAAAGGCGAATACATGGACACCACAGAAGAGGAAGATTTAGACACCGAAGCAAAAGCGGTTCTAAATACTCTTGATGCTGGCGGAATAGAAATAGGCGAACCTGCTGATAGAGTTGTTATTAGCGGTGGAAAGCCTAAAGCATCTGATTTGCCCGTTGTTAAAGCATTTGACAACAGCGAATTAGAAACTCTTGATTTGTCCGTTGGAAACATTGAGAAGGCTTACGAGGCTTTCCGTCAAGAACAACTTGAAAAGTTGGCTTACGATAACCTCCAAAAGTCATTTGAAACAAGATTTAACCACGAAGTTTCTGCAAAAGAATCTATTTTGGCAAAATCTCAATATGATGCGGCAAGTGAAATTGCATCTCTAAAGGATGAATTTACCGCATTAAGAAAGTCTCTAACTGCTGAAAAGGAAACAATCCTAAAAGCACAAGAAGAGGCAACCGTTGAACTCCCATCTATGGATGAATTGGCCGAAATGGATTGGTCGGATATTCATAAAATGGTCGGAGGACTTAATTGAAGGTGATTTATTATGACAGGATATATTAATACAATAGCAGACTTAGAAGCACAAACCTATGGAACAGGCGCAACAGGCCATATTAGCAATCAATTGCTTAAGGCCGCAGGAACAGTAGCAGGTATTCATACTGCACACGATGGCTCGTTAAGCGCACCATCGGGCATTAACGCAAATCTTTACAACAAGATTTACGGCCAAAAAGTATGGTCTATGCTAAACCGAGAATGTAATGCACTATCGGTTATTTCAAAAAGACCTTATTCATCAAGTGGTTGGAGAATTTTAAAGAAAAGACCTGCCGGTGGAGCAGGAAACCAATTAGATGTTTCTGCCGCTTCAAATACCGCATTAAGTGATGGATTATATGGTGCTGATGCACTTAGAGCAGACCGTCTTGGTGGTGTTCCGGAAAATGCAAGTCTTGATTCAAATACAGATGGTTTGATTTCAATTGCACCGGAATATGATACACTATTTACAAGCCCTAAGATTATTGCACATCAATTCTCTTTCAGTGAATTGGCTATGGAAATGGCTTCTATTGATGATGGAATTGGCGATATTAGAGCGCAACTAAGAGAAGATATGGGCAAGCATCACGCAGAAGTCCAAAACCAAATGCTTGTTATGCCTTTGGAAAACTATTCTCCAACAACTGCTTATGCTACCGCAAATGCCATTGATAGAGGATATACTTCTCTATTGAAGATTGTTTCTAACTCGGCTGAAATTACCGAATTAGCGGATAACTCCGGTGGAAACCTTGTAGATGGTGCAACAGACCAAGCAATTGATACACTTTATGGAAAACTACGAAGTGCAGCAGGAAATGAATATCTTGATTCCGAAGTTTCTTTCGGTGATGGCTACCTTTCAGCAGAAGCACGACAATTAACTCTAACTGTTCTAAACGATATGATTAGAAGACTAAGAGTTGCCGGTGGTTCTCCAAAGGTTATTCTAACAGGATATGATACTCTACAAACTATCTCGGACTTGCTACAAGCCCAAGAAAGATTCATGGATAGAAAGGAAATTGTTCCAACTGTTAATGGAGTAAGAGGCGTAAAGGGTCAAGAAGTCGGATTTAGAGTTTCAACTTACTACGACATACCAATGATTCCGGTTGCTGCTATGACTTCAACAGGAACAAACTCTTCTTTGATTAGTGATATGCTTTTCCTTGATACAGACCATTTGTGGCTATCTGTTATGAAACCAACTCAATACTTTGAAGATGGTATTTCAAACGGAAACCCATTCGGTGTCGGTTCTCTTGGAAACAAGGCTCTTTACCGAACAATGGGAGAAATGGGCTGTTCATACTTTAAGGGTCAAGGCAAAATTACAAACCTTCTGTGAGGCGATTTAATTGACACACACAGTAAGTTTGTTAGCAGACCATAAAGGTTTTACAAAGCCTAAAGCAATTGGTGATGAGTATATGGTTGATGCCATTGTAAATATTACCGCTTATGTTCAAGGTGGAATAACTCTAACTGCTGCTTCTGTCGGATTGAGCCAAATAACTCAATTAATGGTGACAGGAGTTGAAGAAATAGGGCAATCAGCAAGAGCAGTTGTTTCCAATACAGGGGCATATGAATCCATTAGTAGTGCTAAAATTATTCTTTCAACAGGTTCGGCTCAATTAGCCGGAACTTCCGATGAAGGGATTGTTAGGATTAGAGTTTATGGATTGCTTTGAGGGTGATTTAGTTGGCAACAATTAAATTAGCCAAAGGAGCAAGGTCTAAGACTTTGTTGATGTTTGGTGAAATACTAAATAGAGACGCTACCGTTGAAGTAGAGGCTATTGATGCTCTTAGAGTATATGGTGATTCTAACTTAGATATTTCTTTTACTGAAAGCGATAGGAAAGATTTGAAACAAATTGACCCTAAAATGCTTACAAGGCTAACTAAGGCTTTTGGTAAAGAAATAACTACGCACGATGAGATGTGTAAGGAATTATTACCTGCTAAAACAAGAGCAAAGAAAGCCCCTGCTAAACCTAAAAAGGCTTCTTTAGAAGAATAATAGACCCATAGCATTAATAGGGAAAGCCCCTGTTCATGGTTTGAAGGAGATAGAGATATGGCAAGTTGCAGAAGTAGCGGAGTATTGACCGGAAGCGCAGTAGTTTATTCCGGAAAGTGTAAATTGATTTCTATTCATGCTTGTGAGGTTGCAGGTTCAGCCGCAACTGTAAAAGTGTGGGATAATGCAAGTGCAGCAAGCGGTAAAGAATTAGCAAGGATTGTTTTATCCGCTAATCAAACAATTGAATTTGATATGCATGGAGTAATCTGTTCAAATGGATTATTCTTTGAAGAAGATGCAGGTTCAGTTGCAGTTTCTATTGAATTTGCTTGAGGTTTTATTATGCCAGCGTTAAGCCAAGATACCCGTTTAGTTATGACTATACTTTTTGTTGGAGCATTAAGTGGAACAAATGTTTGGGCGTATGCTCAATTCGGAACAGGATTTCCTTATGGAGCATTAGCACATTCGGTTTTATTTGGATTAGGAACAATAGGTGCAATCATGGTTATGAAGGCCGTTTTTGATTTAGTCTTAAATGACAAGATAGAAATGTGGCTTCTTGATAGAAAGATAGCGGCCTTTTGGGAAAGAAAAGCAAGAGACGAGCAACAAAGAAACAAGATGCGTGAAAGCGCAAGACAATACAATACTAATCTTTATCAAGGTATTCAAGAAGAAGAAGAGAATACTGTTGGTAATGAGTTCTTAGCCGCATTACAATAGGCGGTGAAAGAATGGTCTTTGGAGATTTAATGGGGTTCTCGGACTCCGATTATGCTTATAATCAAACAAGAGCGCATTCTGCCGATATTTTCTTTTTGAAAATGAGAGCATGGTTTTGGGGTTCTTGTGTAGGGCTATCCGCTTTTCTAATTGGAAACATAATGGGCGTATTTGATATTAATGTAATGGGTTGGATTATAGAAAAAGTATCGGGTTTATGGGGTCATTGATATGTCATTAATGACAGGCTTTGCTATATTAGTTGGTGAAGCAGTTATTGGTTTTTGGAAGAAAGTCCACGCTATTAATTTTGGAGTGTATGGAGCAACAATGGTTGGTAAAACAACACTAAGTCACCAATTAAGAACAAGGGGAGAAGTTCCTCAAATTAATGAAAGAACAGTAGGACTACATAGAGCATCAAGAAAAAATGTAAAAATTGATGGTGATTCACATACAATAAAAAGTGCTGACATAGGAGGGGAAGCGATTTATTGGAAAGAATGGGTCAAAGATATGCAAAAGCGTAGAGTAAAATATATTATTTTTATGATAGACCATAGGCATTTAGATAATGAAGCAAATTTAGACCATCAAGTAGCATGGAAGTTTTTAGTTGATACCATTGTGTCGGATTTATGGCCAACAAATAGGAAAAAAAGAGAATCGGATTATCCTATGGCTATCGGAATATGGGCTAACAAATATGACATATGGGGAGAAAAATATCCATTAGAAGAAGGCCAAACCATAGACAAACATAAAATATTTGAACCTTTTAAGTATGGAATGAGGCAGTTGAACGACAAGGGAATACCTTGTTTCAAATATATAGTATCGGCAAAATCAGACCCCGAAATGGTATATAGAGGCGTAATGACGATGATAAAGGATTATTGATTATTATGTGGTTTAATATCTTAAAAAGACAAACTAAATTATACAATTATGACCCAGATTTTTTAAATCCTTATGGCGAAGTGTCTCACTTTCATGGAAGCAGGGCATCAAAAGAAAAATTATTAGAAGAAGGATTAAAACCTCAAGGAAAATATATTAGTCATCCTAAAGGATATACAAAAGAACATTATAGAGATTTAGTTAAACCCGATAATAAAAATAAAAAATCATTGATATGGGCGGCAGGAAAAGAACAAGGACTTCCCTTAGAATACGGAGAATCTAAAGAAAATGTCAAAGAAACAAAAGTTGATTATAATTCTTTATTTGATGAAAGGGGAATGCTATTACCAAATCCTAAAATTCTTGAATCTAACAAAACTATAAGGACAGAAGGAAATATAGTAGGCATTAGAGGAAAGGATATTGATTGGAACAGAAGCGAGTCACCTATTTACCAAATAGGAACAAAATGGTATATCCATGATAAACCAATTGACCCAGATAGATTAGTATTTCTAACAATAGAACAATGGAAAAAATATTTAAACAAGAAAGGCGATTAAAATGTATAACAACCAATTAATAGGACAAACCGCACCGCAACAATTTAACCCTGCACTAAATCCCTTACAACAAGCAAGGGCAAGTGGGGTTGTTCAAGAATATAAGTTTATAACTTTTAAACCAAAGAAGCAACAAAAGGAACTTATTAATGTTTTAAAAGCAGAACCTAAAAAATTTATAGGAATTAAATATGGTAAAAAATTTAATTTAAAAGATAGGTGCGTTGTTTGCGGGTATCATCATATTTGGGAACAAGGAGATTATATGCGACCACCTATTCCTTTAGATGGAGTAATTAAAGGAAGACCACTAAGAGGAACATATTGCCCTAAACACGCATCACATTATATGCAGTTAGAAATGCTACAACAACAGATACTTGCAGATAAACACGGATTAGATTTTAAAGCGTTTAAACCTAAGATGCCAAAGATACTAAAAAGTGGCCCAATCAAAAGTTTAACAAGAGAAGATGTTTTGTCATTAACTAACGCAGGTTGGTTTATAACCCCGCCCGCTTTAGCAGATAACAAGACGGCTACTGATGAAGTAATACGATTAATCACAGAAATAAATATAATGACAGACAGAATGAATCATTTGATGTTAAAATACGAAATTAAGGCAACTAACGAAGAACCAATAGAAAATAAGGAGGACTAATTATGGGAATATTAGGAACAAGTAATGGAACAGTGATGAACGCAGTTCAAGCAACAAGCGACCAACAATTTAAGAATGTAAATAATTTACTTTCTTTACAAGATAATCATGTTGAGGAATTTTTTCAATATCATGGTGAACAATTTTTATCGGCTCTTGAAAAACTAATGGAAGATGTAGTTCAACGAGTTGTTTCTCAAATGCTTAGTAAATTAGCATTTACATCTAACGGTGCTTCTATAACAATTAATGCTGATGCTATGAGAGAATTTGAAAAAATTACTCAAGAGAATATTGATTTGGATATTCAAAAGTTGCTAAATTCAGCAATTAATACAGAAGTAGTTAATCAAAGAAAATTAGCCAAACAACAATATTTAGAATCTCAAGGATTTAGTGGCGGTGGACAAATGCAACAACCAAGCGCAGGTATGGCAGTAGCGGGATT